AGTTTTGACCCCCCACCCCCTTATCCTAAGTCTATTGACACCTTGATGTCCCCTGCTAATTGCACCTGAGATCTATCTATCGGCTTAAACCCTGCTCTATCCAGTAAATCCTTGCTAGCTTCCAGCTGTACGTACTCACTCTTAGCCTTCCTAGATAGCCCTGCCAACTGATGTACAGCTGCAGGAGCATGTCTGCTAAACTCCTTCGCCACCACTTCCATCATGTACTGTTGCACATGGGCTAGCTTCATACTCTTCTGTGCAGTAACTCTTCCGCTGTCGCCTTCAGCGTATCCAGCTTCTTGTGAGGCTTGTGTAAGATTCCCACCATTTGCTACATACGCATCAACCGAGTGCAGTCTGTTTATCTGTTAGTTTTCTTTGTGTGATGTTGCTCATACTAACTCCAACTGTAGCCCCCCTCTCCCTCTCTCCCCCCATGTTTAGCACATCAATTATACCCTGTGTCAACGCACAAAACAGATGTTGGGCGATTAACAGGCTATCGTGAACGGAGCCTAAAGTCTCCGCCCTTCGGGCTTCTATCCTGATCGCGGTGCTTATCTCTTCTTCTGCGCTGAACACTAGCCGTTTGATCGGCTCTACAAGGATGCTTGAACTATGTTCGTCGGTGAACAACATTACATGGCAACTTGCCTTCAGCAAGTTGGCTACACTTCATGTTGTCCAACGAGAACAGAGTCCTAGTAGCATCCTTATTCGCAGATCAAATGTATTAACATACACACACATGAACCCCCGTGCGGATTCTGCCTCGCTTCGCAACATAAAATACAGTCCGTCAACCCCTCATGCTCATTCACAAGAGTTCATTTGCGCGTGAGAGGTAATGAGATTATCAATTTTTCTTTTAGAAAAATGGTCGCTTTGCTTAATCTCAATGACTGACAGTATTTTCCGTGCATATGTATTGGCATATCCACAAGGTGGTCTTGTGTGAGTATTAATATAAGAGGAAAGACAATGTATACAGTAAATAGATTACCATACAAAGATGGCATAGCAGAAATAGAGTTAGAAGAAATAGGTAGATATAAATCATACACAATAGCTCATACTATAGCCGAAGCTCTCGAGTATCAGCACAAGCTAGATTATTTCTTCGTAATAAAAGAACAAGAGATAGAAATAGTATAAAGATATAAGAAGTTCGCCTGCCCCGATGACTGACAATAGTCAAGGGTTCCCTTTGGCTTGCGCCCTTGACTATCATCAGTCTTCGGTGCTGGCCAGAGATATAAGAAACAGTAATATATAAAGGATATATACAATGACTAATTTAATCACAACAATGACTGAAACATATGTAAACAATACAGAACTATTCAACAACAGACCTACGCTATCTGACAAAGATGGTTGGTACAACGCAGATAGCATGACCTTTTTGCGTAAGATGAAGTTACAACAAGAGATACGTTTCTTAGAGTACTGGATACCACGTCAAGAACGTAGGCTCGATCAGCAAAAAGGTTGGGTATCACATTGGGCAAGACGCCGCAATGGTGACGAGATCTCAGAGAATAATTACCAAGCATCTTTGGCTCAGGCAAAGGCTGACCAATACAACGTAGAGTTTCTTCAAGCTCAGTTAGATGATGCGCAACTTGCGTATCAAGCAGAGAACGAAGAAGTATATACAACTGTTACTAACTCTAACGTAGCACCAGATGGCGCACCGACAGAGATAGACTCAGAGACAGCGCAAGATCTAGCGTCGCTAGGTATTACGCTTTGATAAAAGATATAATCTTAGGCTTGGTCATGGGTATTACCCTTGGCCTTGCCCTTTTTATTGGTGTGTACTTTTAGAAGACACGCCAAGGAATTGTTTGCACTGCGCGTGTGCTAGTGCTAACATACTGAATAGAAATGGAAAACAAAATGAGGAATCAAATGGAAAAAGAAACAATGTTTAACACGCCAGATTACGAGGCGTTAGATTATTTATTTAACACTGTATACAAACAGATCGTTGCATCAGGTATGCTAGCTGACAAGTACATAGAAGATAATGATTGTGAGCTTGCTAAAGAAACTAAAGAAAGCAATCCGTTTTCAATTATATCACTGATGCAAATCAAAAACTTTATAGTGGAGAAGCACAATGAAACACACACAACTGATTAAGTTTATGCGTGAAGACTTAGGTCTTCAAGGCTACTCGTATAAAGTATTAAAACTTGTAATGAAAACTAGTTCATCAGTAATTGCTGAGAAGATAGATCACCATCTTGCTCAAGAAATTATACATCAAGATGGTGAGCGTCATCCATATCATGCTTATCAAAGAGAAGCATTCATGTATAAAGTAGCGGCTCAGTTCTTAGATCTGTATCCGAACGAAACAATAGAGGAGTATTACCCATGATAGAAGTATACGATTGCTTTCAACGCACATGGTGGAAAGACAACAGCGACTGGCCTAATGGTTTAGAACCACATGCTGGTCGTAAGAATTACTATTTCAAAAACGAAATAGGAAGTGAGACACACGCCTTCTTCACTGAAGAGGAGGCTGTCGATTTTTGTAGACAGTGGAACGACACGCATGATGCAGGTCGATACAGTCTTAAAGCAGAGTACCAAGTAAGAGGAACAGGGAGATAACAATGAACATAACTATTATGAATGCAAGTAAGATTAGACAAGTGCGTAAGATCTTCAAAGATTTTACTGCTCTTGAACTCAAGGTAACTGACACCAAAGGCAATGATGATTATATTACATTGCACTTTGACAACAACAAGCAGCTTAAATGGGAGGCTTTGCCAGATGACCAACACAATTAAAACACCGCCGATGACACGGCAGCACTATGAATTTATAGCAGATCTAATGGGGCCAATGGTTGCTTGGCCTTCACATCTCATTGACATTGCAGATGCATTAGAGAAATCAAATCCTAAATTTGTGCGCAAGAAATTTCTTGAACGAGCAACCAAAGCATGGGAGGATAATCAAAACACAGGAGATTTAGATGACACAATTCCATACTGAAGTTGCAGCTAAGTTCAATGATTGTCCTGAGTGTGATGGTACTGGCGTAGTTGTATACTCCAGTCTCAACGACGACATACCATTAAGAGCATGCACTAACTGTAACGGAGATGGTTACGTAGAGATGGATAAACTTGACTGGCTTGATTGACTGCTGCATAAGAGCAGTATGATACAAAGTTATTGGCATACCATACAGGAAAAGCATAAGGAATTTAATATTCCTTTGCATAAAGTATTCATCAAGGCAGGGCTACCAACCTCAACGTATTATCGTACGTTAAATGGCAGCACTGAATTGAGATATGAAACCGCAAAGAAAATTATGAGAGTGATGGAACTAATGGAAGGTGCATATCCTACGAGCAGGGATAAGCGTAAGCTGCATGCAAAAGTTTCCAAACTATAAACGTGATACATATGTAACAACATCTTATGATGAAATGATTACAAGCCTGATTGATAGACGGAATCAATTAGGTATGTCACAAGAAGGGCTTGCATTTAGTATAGGTTGTACGCCATCATTGATTCATAAGTGGGAGCAGTACAAGCGAGTTCCCTCAGGTTTCATGTTCGCTTGTTGGGTAGAAGCACTTGGCTGTCAGATCGAAATCAGCACGAAAGATATTAAGTAATCCCACGTATCCGTGTGATGCATGTAATAATCGTACTGAATTTTTTGTTCAGATCATGGCAACAACAAGTCCAGCTACATATCATACCATATGTATGACATGTTATGAGGAGCAGACATGGCAAACAAAAATAAGTCTAAAGGAATCTACCACGAAAAAAGATTCTGCGAATGGCTCGACAAAATCGGCATCGAAAACTACCGAGTCCCACTCTCAGGTGCGCTCGGAGGTGAGTGGAGTGGTGACATCCACGTCACACTGGGCGGACGAAAGCTGGTAGCCGAGGTAAAGTACAGAGATAAATCTAATTTCCCTAGTCCATTTACTGTACTGGATGGCAGGGACATAGCCTTCTATAAAAGAAAGACAGGCAAACCACAGTCCCTGGTCATTATGCCAGCGGAATTATTTGAACACTTACTAGGAGAGACAAATGGAAAACCAAACGAAAATGATTAAAGCACACCTTGATAAAGGTGAATCAATCACAGCCATTGAAGCATTGAATATGTTTCAGTGCTTTAGATTAGCAGCACGTATGCATGACCTTAAAGAAAGTGGCTATCCTTTTATGAAAGAAATGGTTAAGCTAGATAACGGCAGAGCTATCGCTCAGTACACAAAGGTAAACCTCTAGTACGGCTCATGATACTAGAGGTTTAACAGTAAGAGGACATTAAGAAATGGAAAGACCTAATGTATGCAGACATATTACTACGAGATGTAATTGATTGGCAAGTAAACAATCCTAATGCTAAATATATTTTGATTGTGCTTGCACGTTACACAGATTTAAATGGTGAGTGCTTCCCAAGCATACCAACTTTAGTCAAGACTACTGGCCTCAGTAGAAGTACAGTCATACGTGCTATCAACTGGTGCATAGATAATAATTATATAACAAGAAAGTCTGGACGCACTGGCATAGCTAGTGTGTATAGATTCAAACATTTAATGGAGGATGATATGAAGAAGACCAGTGTCACACAGACACCCCAAGTTATATCTAATGTAATAGATATTAATAGTAATAGTAATACTACTTGGAGTGTCACACAGACACCCCCCTTCGATGCGTTCTGGTCAGTGTACCCACGCAAGATAGCAAAGGGACACGCTCGCAAGGCATTCGATAAAGCATGTAAGATTGCAGATCCCATTGCAATTCTTACTGCTGTTAAAAAATTTGCTGATGCTACTCAAGGCACAGACAAACAGTTTATCCCTCACCCTACCACATGGCTCAATGGTGAGAGATGGGAAGACGACATCGAGGACGTTGCACCTAGCAACAGAACCAACACAGATTTCTTAGATGAAATCATCAATGATATGTCGCATAAAAAATTAGCCATAGATAAGGAGTAACACATGGACTACAACCAACGCACATCAATGATAGGTAACTGGCTACAGGGTATCTTAAAACGCTACACGCCACCATCTAGCATGGATCGTGACACACTCGGTCAAGAGCTTCAGCTTATTGTCGAGGACATCAACAACAATATACCTTCTTCATTCGAGAAGGTAGACTTAGAGGTCGTGCTAAAAAAGATCGATGGTCACGTCCGACAGTATCAAGCTTCTCGTACGTGGCCGACAATCAAGACGTTCATCATGTCAACGAAGACAGCTGTCGACGAATACTCACGCAATACAGAGAGCTTGAAGGTGACATCACAGAGCAAGCTCGACGCAGCTGTACTCATGGTCAAGCGAATCAAATCTGGCGGCGCAATACCAGAGTGGATACTCAACCCTGACTCTATCTATCGACAGCGACTGCTGCTTGACACAGATCTTGTCGAGTCTGACTTCAATAAATATCTTGATCCTACTGCAACAATGCAGTAGACAAGTACATATAAGAGGAGAATAATAATGGAACGTAAAGGATTTATTGGCGGCAGTGACGCTGTCAAAATAATGAACGGCAACTGGTATGAACTGTGGCAGATCAAGACAGGTCGTGTCGAGCCAGAAGATTTGTCACACAAGTAGCAGTACAGATGGGTATTACTACTGAGGACATGAACCTTAGTTGGTTTGAAAAAGAGTACAGCAAAAAAATATTAGACAAGCAAGATAAGTACACACGCACACACAATGGCGTGCCGTATGTAGGTACGCTTGATGGTGTGCTAGAAGATACCAACGAGATTGTTGAGGCCAAGCATACGTTTGCACACAATACATTAGACAAAGTGTGTGACTACTACATGGCACAGGTGCAGCTGTACCTATGGCTATCCAATATGGATGGTGCATACATGTCAGTATTCTTTGGCAACAACAGATGGGAATGTGCATACGTTAAGAAGCATGACTCATACATAGGTGTAGTGCTTGATGCTTGTACTGATTTCTGGGCGCACGTTGAGAGTGACGATGAGCCTATTGGTCACGACCAACCGATAGCATCACCGATTAATCAGATACCTATAGATGATATGATTAAACGTGACGCTAGTTCAGACAATCATTTCACATACCTAGCACAAGAATATTTAGAGTTCGAACCTGCAGCCAAGTCATTTGAGTCAGCCAAGAAAGATCTCAAGGCTATAGTTGCAGACAATGAACGTGAGGTATACTCAGATTTATTAACCATACGCCGCGATAAACGTGGCGCATTACGTATCAGTAAGAGGAGCAAGTAATGGACAATTTAAATATATGGAACAAGCTATCCAAGTCAGACCCCAAGTATCTGAAGAAGGTTAGCTTCGGGTCGCGTAGCTTTACAGCTATCGATCCGCAATACCAAGTGCGCATGATGACAGAGCAGTTCGGCCCTGTTGGTGTGGGCTGGGGCTGGCAGTCACACACAGAAATAGTGCAGCTAAGTAATGGCGATGCCAGTATACTAGCACACATATCTGTTTGGCATGGCGAGCAAATGAATATGTTCGGCCCCTTCACAGGGTGTCGTAAGTTCTTCGATGCAACCAAAGGCAGACTAGCCGAGGATGCACCTAAGATGGCTGTCACTGATGGCCTAACCAAAGCCCTATCCCATCTAGGATGTAACGCTGATGTGTTCCTAGGTGAAATGGATGGCAATAAGTACGCCGCAGATAGCGGCAAGAAACCTACTAGCAGTAGCTGGTAATAACTAAAGGAGCCAGAAGCATGGCATATGATAACACAAATACAGGCGCAGCATTCAAACCTTTCGATAGCATGAAGATGATATTGCAAGGCAAGATAAACCTAGAGGGTAATGATCGTAAGGTCACACTCGTAGCAGATACAACTAAGAGTGGCATGAAGATCATTGAGGTTTATCAAAAGGTAGGTGTGTTGTTTGAGAACGACAAGCGTGGCAACGAGAATGCCCCAGATTATTCTGGGCCAATGGAAGACTACGCTGCAAGAACACAAATGCAGATCGCTGGCTGGAAGAAACAGAAAGATGATAACAACTATCTTTCTATGCAGATCAGTCAGAAACATGGCGGTCAACAACAGGCACAACAGGTTAGCACTGCTCACCTCGATGTCGATGATGACACCATACCATTTTAATTAACAGGGGCGAGCTTCGGCTCGCTCACACACGGAGGACTTATGACTGTACCAATCACACCAGAACTAATTGAACGCATCAGATTCTATGCAAATAATGGCATGACTAAAGCACAAGCCAACAGAATCTATGGCATACCACGCCATGCAATCAGGGTGGCTGTTGAACGCTACGATGTAAAGTTTACAACAGGCTACACGACAGGCGTTGAGCGTGCGTTTAGAAATCAAACAGACAAAGAGTACGAAGAGAAAGAACTAATCTACAAGTCAACTGTTCAGCGCAACAGGTATGACCAGTACAAAGAGATACTAAAGACTGCAAAGACAGCAGCAGAACGTAAAGAAATTACCTTATGGGTTTGTGCTACATGAGTTTGAATTGACTCAAGCTGCAAAGAATAAACGCACACCATTACCAGGATTTACTTCAAAATTTTCTAGCCAACCAAGGATAGCGGACATGCTTCGTGCGGAGCATTAAGCTCCGCCAGAAATCTATATACTTAAACGCCAACGTGTGCAATCCAAGAATGTATTTTCTTTGTCTGCTCCATACGATCATCAAGCCCATGCGTGCCACCATTCACACGCTTGGTGATGCTAGTAATAACTGAATCATTCACACCATCATCAGCCATCTCGAACAAGCCATTGGATTCAAAGAACCACATGGCAGATTCAAATGCATACTCAGTAGCAACAAGATCAGGGTCAGTCATCACATCAGGCAACCCCATGTCACTAGCAAAAGATCTATAGTTTGCCTTGCCTGTCAACTGGATGAAGCCGCGCCCTACCCAAAGCGCCCCTTCATTATCCCCATTGCCCATGCGATTAGAGTACACCTTGTTAGCTAGTGCCTCTGGGTTACGCGCATAAGGTGCAGCCGATTCCATAGTTGGAAATCTCTTAGGCCACACACGCATCATAGACTCAGCAGAGTAATTAAGATTCTCTCTGGTTAAGCGAAACATACCTGACTCATGTGCTGCTTGACCAAGCAGGTGTGCGCCACGCTTACGATTCAAACCAAAGTAATCAACGATTGCTCTTGCTGTGTTGGGCCCGAAGTTACCATCAGCTGTTGCACCGATACGATCCTGCAATATCTTCATAGCTTCAGTCATTTTTTAAATCCCTTCATGGTACGGATACCAAAGCTTGCAGCTATACTTGCATACAACGACCATTGAAACCACTGCGGTGCGGCTTCGAGATTAGCAAAGCCCTCCCTCATATAGGGCTGCAGCGGTGGAACAAAAGAACACCCAACGATTGCAATGAAACACACAGTCCAAGCTTCATCCTTCCAAGAGTTGTCACTTGCTTTGATAGCTGCTTGCTCCCAACTAATCTCACCAGTTGCAATCTTCATATTAGTTTCAGCTTCTGCTTTCTTCACAGCAGTCTTACCATCAATGTAACTACCAGCTAGGTCAGCTACCTTACCTACTAAACTAAGTCCAAGCATATTACTTTCCTTTCGTAAACGCTGACGCTCCAAAGAACGCAGCCACTATGCCAGCAACACTGACAAAATACACACTTGCCATGCTGCCGAGTATCTTAGCAGCCTCAATCAAAGTCAAGAGATCTGCTAGCACCACCGCCAAGGGGTATAGGAGCATCCCTGACAGGGCAAACCATGTCATCTTGCGTTGTGCATCCCTTTGAGCGTCTTCGTCCTCTAGCCTACGCTTACGATCCTCGTACTCAAGAGCATCCCACTCTGCTTTATCTATTGCGCCATCACCATTGACATCAAATTTTTTAAACTCATCCATGTTATTCTCCTAATCAGCCAGAGGATTATCCAATGCCCTCTGTAATTTATCCATCAACTTATCTTCAAGGTCTTTCATCTCAGCATCTTGATTTGATCGCAAGCGTTCACGTTGCGATTCGAATCTAAGATCTGCTGCATCTATCATAGTGCGTACCTTCTCTTCTGTCTTACGCACCAACGACTCAACACGATCCGCTTGCTGCTCAACTCTAAGAAGATCATCACGTAAATTATTTTTAATGTCGCGTGTGTACTCAACTGTTTGTTGTACCTGCGCATCCATCAAATCCATTTGCTGTTGGTATTCTCCTAGGTCTAAGCCAGCTACCTCTTCTATCTTTTGGTACATGACGAACCCACCATACAGGCCAGCAACTACAGTAGATATAAATGTTATGATTGCAAAGACAGACGCAGCTGATAGCTTAAAGCCACCAGCACTTACTTTCTTATCAGCAAGACTATCAAATTCTGTTAGGTCTACCATCAGTTCTCAAAGTCCATATCATCCTTGTAAATTTTTAAGCTGCTCTAATTCATCACGCAACTTTTGTATCTCTAACCTACGCTGTGCTAACTCTACTTGGTATAGATCATCACAGTTAATACGAGACTTAGGTTTGTCTAGCGGTATAACTATACGTGCATACACACCTATGTCTTTACCTCTGCTGCTTGTCTCTAATCCAGACAACACACCAGTAATACCATACTCAAGGTTAACACCACCACCTACAGCATTACTACATCGCAAGTTGTTTGCTTGAAAGCTATCTGATTGCCCATTGATAGGTGGACTAGGCAATGACAATGCAAGAGAACTACTGTCTGCACATACGCTACTTGCTAATAAATAAAAAATTACTGCAAGTCTCATGCTGGCATCCCATCTAATCGTGAGCAAATCCTAGAAGATACTAATGTTTTAGTTTCTCTTTGCCTTCTAATCTTAGAGGTAGTACATACATACACTGCTTCATCTAAGTCTGACTCACGTATGTATACACTAAAGTTCTTACGCTCTTTGTATCCCACCTTAATGATTCGGTACACAGCAGAGAAGGGAATGCCATCCCAGTTTAAATCATACAGACCTATCTCATAGTAGTTGATCTCTTCCCTTGAATTAAACAAAGACAGATCAACCTTAACCACACCAGTAACATGTGATGGTTTTACTATAGGATAGGCTGGTGTCATCTCATGTGCAGAGATAGCAGTTGCCCACCCTAGAAATATAAGTACCTTACTTAGCAATGCAGCTAGCCTGTACTACCGCAGTATATATACCACCAGTAAAAGGTTTACTTGCAGCTAGTGTTGCAGTGCTTGATGTACTAAACCAAGTGCTGCCAGCTACAGTTAAATCAAATACAGTTGTGTTATCATATACAACCTTGGCTGATTCATAGCCTGACATACCAGCGTCACTTGTTTGCGTTACTGATGTAGACCCTGCCCAAGTTACATTATCTGTAAGAACTGGCGATGAAGAAAACGATGAAGGGTGAGTTATGTTTGCAGTATAGTAGTCAGCTAAAGCTACATCAAATCTTATAACAGGTAACACACCACCATCAGAAGGTGCAGTGCTTAGAACTGATGCACTTGGATTGCCATACACACCAGCTTTATCTGTTTGTATTACGCACTTAGCTGCAACATTACCTGTAATATCTACGTCAGCGTATGCTGGTAATGCACAGAGTGAAAGTATTGCCAAAGAATATTTCATGTTAAACCTCATTTGTTGTACTGCATATCAACCATTTGTTCATGCAGTATCTGTTGTGCTAAGTTATTGCGCAAGGCTTTCTTGTTGTCAGCTATTTCTGAATCAGCAAGACCAGCAACGTCAGCATACACGCCACCATTGATAGATGCATTGTAGTACATAGCTATATTAGTTTGTTGATTGATAGCCATAATAATATCATCTTGTCCTTGTGCTTGGAATAGAGTCAGCGCATTGGCAGATGCAGTTAACCCCATCTCAATTCTAGTTTCTTCTTCTTCCTCTTCTTCACTAAGAATCAGATTACCATCTTCATCATACTGAAACTCATCAGCTTCTAGTGTCTCGATAACAGCATCATCTTCTAATGCATCATAGACTACAACCTCTGGTAACTCAGGCATAGGCTTTACATATCCAGCACAAGTAGGATCAGACTGTGGGTCAAAGCATCTATCTATTCTGTAGTTGTAAATAACAACAGCATCCTTAACGCTGCCCTTCTCCCTCTACTTCAATAGATCCTGTACCCCAGTTTGTTGCTGGTATGTTGCTAAGATTAAAAGACTTTACGATTGTATTGCTTGGCATACCTGACCAATCATCTGTCTCTCTAAATATATAACCGCTGCCGTTTGCATTCTTATTGCCAACGTGTACCAAGCATATCATCTTCAGTGTTCTTTACTGTGGTGTACCTATAGATCAAACCATTTATATCTATGCCAGATGCATCAGGTAGCACACCTGTCATGCTCCAGCTTAGTGAACTAGATGCAGCGTTACCTGTAGCCCCATAACTATAGGGATCAGAGTGCAAGTAAGAAGGCAAGAGTGCTAAAGATAACACCCAAACCAATTTTTGTTTCACCATTTTTATCAAAGACTCTCTTGATTACATTGTTTTGATCACGCTCGATCTCTTCCTTAACCGCTTCCATTTCCCATGCTAGCCTAGCTTTATCACCTACCAACCCATCCTTGGGACAGGGCGTACCAGCATTGAGCATGGCTTCAAACACTCTTTCGTCCTGACACATTACAGATACGGCTGCAACTTTCATACCCATATCATACATGGTTTTGGCGTTCTTTAATTTTTCACAGTTCATATCTCTAACAGTACGACCAGCAGAGATACCAAGTATCTGTGTCTGCACAGCACCAGCAACACCGACAGTACATAAGTCAGAGTTACTTGCGCTGATCTGGGGAGAAATTGCAGAGGGTGGTGGACTATTAATTGTAGTATCCATCGACCCATCAGAGGTTATTGTACTGTTAGTATCAGTGTAGATTGTGTCATCAGCAGCAAGACTGCTGCCGATTAAGATAAACAAACCAATTAATATTGTTCGTAACATGTTACATTTTCATTAGTACCGCAACGAGTAGGGTTAGTATTGCTCCTGTTGCTGCAATCATAATGCTTTCCATACGTTTAACTCGACCAAATAGATCTTTGAATTGTATCTTAACTTCTGTTTTAATTGCAACCACCTGCTTTTCTAATGTGTCAAGCCTGTCATGCGCAGAAGATATAGTTCTTTTGTCACTCATTTGATTCCTCAGTTTCTAGTGATGCTATCAAACGATTAACAAAAGCTTCTCGACCTACATTTAATTGATCTAAATTAAAAGTAGCATTGTCTAATTTTCTAACTAAATCATTTATATGATTTAACATAACCTTTTGTTCATTAGTAAAGTCATCAATGTTATATTCTTTGTCGTTGATTGTAATGAGGTTCTTTTCTTTTTTACTCATTATAGTCTCCTATGGTTAAGTTAATTTAAGAAGCGGTGTATCCGTTCCCTGCTGTGATAGCAGCATTAGCCGCTGTCATATCTTCTGATGTCCAGTAATCTTTAGCAACCATTAGTTCTAGGTGCTGAGTATTACGATCCACACAGTCTTGTCGATCTTCTGCATCATCATCTGCCATAGCATTACCTGCTATCACGTCATTGATAAGTGCAACTGAGTCACCCATTGCTGAGTAGTTCTGTGCGATTTGTTCTGCTGTTAAGTCATCCATTGGTTATGCTCCTTCTAAAGCTGTAATACGAGCCTCTAGCTCTTGGATTGTTTTTACTAATAGTGGTACAAGTTTAGATTGATCTATACCTTGCATTACTGCATTGCCATCATCATCAACTTCGTTGTGTGTACCTGTTACTGCTTCTGGTACAACTGCTTGTGCTTCATGTGCTAAGAACCCATCGACTGTAGTGTCAGCATCAGCTATAAAGTTAAACCTTGCTGGCTTGAGTTGCTTTAATCTAGTTGTAGCATCCCATGTGTAATTTACGTTTTCTTTTAGTCGGTAGTCTGATGATGTGTTATATGATGTTGATGATGTATTACAACTTATTGAGCCTACTAGTCCATTAGAGCTATTTGTCATGTATGCAAAGTAATAGTGTCCATTATATGTACTTTTTGAAGCATAGCAAACATAACTTTCATTCTGTACTTCAACCTTAATACCGTTGTGGTTGTTTGAGGATTTAACTTGTAAAGCCGCTGGGTTTAAAGCTATAACAATATTTCCTACGTGGTTTATTCTTGTAGTGTTTGCCGAATCTATATGCAACCTAGGATTACCATCCCCATCAGACAGCACGATGTTGTTGCTTGAGGTGCGGATGTCTAGGCTGTTTTGGTTGCCGTTGTATGCACCTATAAGTGTGTTATTAGCGCCTGTTGTTATTTGATTCCCAGAGTTAATGCCAATAAATGTGTTTTGGTTTGGAGTAGTTAAAGAATATCCAGCCTTACGACCAATTAATGTATTACTGAGACCAGTAGTATTACTATACCCAGCCTGATACCCAACCGCCGTGTTGTCGCTTGCGGTGGTGTTGTAAACTAACGCATCTCTACCTATTGCTACATTATTACTACCAGTAGTGTTTCCATCTAATGCTTGATAACCCAAGGCAGTATTACTACCGCCTGTAGTATTAGATTGTAAAGAGAAAGAACCAAACCCTGCGTTTTCTGAGCCTGTAGTGTTAAGTTTTAACGAATGATACCCCAAAGCTGTGTTGTAGCTTGCGGTGGTGTTGTTTTCTAGTGCAGACATTCCAAGTGCAGTATTGGAGTTACCTGAGGTGTTGTCTTGCAGTGCATTTCTGCCGAAAGCAGCATTATAATTTCCTGTTCTATTATAAAGCATAGAATACTGACCGGTAGCTGTATTATCTCCTCCGGTAGTATTATCAAGCAACGACCCCCTACCAATAGCAGTGTTTTCTGAGCCAGTAGTATTATAACGAAGCATTATTACCAAACGCATCGTTTCTAGTACCTGTAGTGTTACTACCCAAAGCATAACGCCCAACCGCTGTATTGTCGGAAGCGGTAGTGTTGGACTGTAATGACCCTTGACCAACAGCAGTGTTGTAACCGCCTGTAGTGTTGGATAAAAGCGCATCACTACCTACAGCAGTATTTCTAGTACCTGTAGTATTAAGATAAGCCGCTTGATAACCAACCGCTGTGTTAAAACTTGCGGTGGTGTTGTGCTGTAGTGCCGCCTGACCTAATCCTGTATTTTGATTACCTCCAACATTTAACAGCATTGCCGCTGAACCAACTGCTGTATTGTATTGTCCATTTGTATTAGCATTAAGAGATGCGTTACCAAAGGCGGTGTTGAAAGATGCATTAGTATTAGAACGCAAACTTAAACGCCCAAATGCACTATTGTACTGACCAGTAGTATTAGAGTAAGCCGCCTCATACCCAACTGCCGTGTTGTTACTTGCGGTAGTATTTGAGAGCAATGCATTTTGACCAACAGCTACGTTGTTACTACCAGTAGTGTTGTTATATAGAGATTGACCGCCATAAGCGGTGTTAAAGTTTCCTGTTGTGTGGCTGTAAAGCGCTTTTACACCAAACGCAGTTACCCAAGACCCTGTAGTATTACTATAAGCCGCCTGATACCCAACCGCTGTGTTGTTAGATGCGGTGCTGTTGAGTAGAAGGGCATCATCGCCAATAGCTGTATTATAAGAGCCTGTAGTATTTAGAAGTAAAGCACCATTACCTAGCGCACTATTTGAAGCTCCGCTTGTATTAGTGCTAAGAGCATTTGATCCAATTGCCGTGTTCTTACCACCTGTTAAAGAAGCATCAAGCGAACCATCACCCAACGCCACGTTGTTTGTACCAACAGGATAGTTACCGTCTAGCTTGATTGTGCCACCGTCTACTGAAACATTACCTGCAACTGTAAGGACCGTCTGTTACGGCTGTGCCTGTTACGTCAATACCTGTTGATGTTGTGGTTAGTTTTTTAACATCGTTATAATACAAATCAACTGAACCATCAGCCGTTGCAACTAAACCAACTTCACCAGTGTATTTTCCTAAAACGACACTATCGCTTCGCATATACAAAGAGCCAGCGCCAGCATCATCAATGAAACTATCAGTCCCATCATGGTAAATCTGTAAGTCAGACCCAGCACCGAATATGGCTTTGTCGTTGTCACCGAATGACAAGTTGCCTGTCATTGTGCCGCCAGTTGTAAGCAATCCAGCTGCATTAGTAACGTCAGCAGAGCTTAATGTAACAGCACCAGATCTAGTATTGAAAGATGTAACAGCACCAGATGCAGTAAACGCAGCATCATCCCATGCAGAACCATCCCAAATATAAAGTTGGTCTACTCCAGAGTTCCAATAAATACTACCTGTTGCTAACGCATTGCCATCATTATCAACTGTTGGTGCAACAGATTTACTACCTAAATAAATATCAGTAAATTCATCTAATGCAGTTTCAGCAGCAGTCTTAGCTGTTTGTGCTGCCTGTTGCAGAAGTAGCAGCACTTGTTGCAGAGTTTGCAGCATTTGTTGCATTTGTTCCAGCATTTTGTATAGCAGTTAAATTATCAGTAACATTAGTTAAATCACTTGCAAGAGGTGCAATAGCATTTATAGCTGTAATATTGTTAGCTACATCTGATAAATATTGTGCGTTAGGTGCTACTAAATTTACATTTGTAATGTTGTCAGCAACAGTAGTTACTTTAGTAATTACATTACCAACATCATTAACGTCATCTACATTATTAGCAACTAAGTTAATGTTAGTAGAATTAGCATTGGCTGTAGTTATCGCTGATATATTATTATTAACCCCAGTAACGTCAGCAATCTTAGAAGCTACACTGTTTACCTGCGATATAGATCCAGCAACTGTACCTATATTTGTAGAAGCAATAGCTACTGTGTCTATATTTGTTAGTTTTGCTTGTACCGCAGAGATTTCACCAAGAGAATCAGCTACATCATTGACATCAGATATAGACCCACCAACTGTATTAATGTTAGATATAGAACCAGCTACTGTATTTATATTTGTAAGCGCAGAATTGATTGCAGTTATGCTAGTCATTGAGTTACCAACTGCAACAACCTGTGCGTTAGAGCCAGCAACAGTAGTAATATTACTGCTGATACCAGCTAGTGTAGCAATCTCAGAGGTAACTGATCCGATTGCTGTTAAATCCGCGCCAGTAGGGCCAACCTCTAAAGCACCAGTGCTGGTGTTAAATTGAATTGTCTTACCTTTGCGGCTGTCAAGTGCAGGGAGGAGTAAACCACTTGCCAACTCATAGTCATTAATTTGTATCGTGCGTGAAGCCTTGTCATCAAGGTCAGCAATCTGGGCAACAATGCGATCTAGCTGCGCATCTATAGACGAACCATTATAACTAGACGTTAAATCGGTTGTACGCTCCATAGGAACGTCTCTGACAAGCGTTACCTCGTCATTTAACGTAGCACCAGCAGTTAGAGTTACAGAGCCTGTAGAGCCATTTCCTCCAGAAACTGTATAATGCGTGGTAATTGTCTTTAGTGTACCCTCGATGTAAACTTTTATGTCTGTGTTATCAAAGAACTCAAACGGAACTGTAAACACAGTTTGTCCAGCAGTTGCCGTGTAGTTTATTCTTGGGTCATTGTTAGCTATGTTTATTGTCATGTGTCACCTCTGTGTTCTTTTTTCCATTGATTGCATAGAAGCGCAACGCACAAAATATTTACACAATTTATGGCCTGTTAGGTAATTGCCCTACAATATCTTTCATTGTGTCTTTAATTACGTCACCAGTAGCTACTGTTTCTATAAGAGGAAGCATATTTACAAATTTCTTTGCGCCATCTCCTACATCACCTTCAATCATAAGCTTTATTGATCGCATCATTTCTAATGTCCAATCTGCTGGTGCGCCACCTACACTTACTGCTGCACCTAATGGATCGTATCCACCGCTATATTTTGGCTGTATTGGAAAACCACTATCAAAACCAAACTCATGTGCCATTGATAGCGTTCTATAAAGCATATCGCTTTGTAGTGCAGCTATACCTGACATATCAAAAGATCTCATTACTTTATCTTCTATATCCATTTTTTCCCAAGCCCAGTCAGGTGTGCGGAATTTTGTAATACTATATCCAAGTATCATTGCTACAGCTATATGAGCCGTTTTATTTCTTACAGCACCAGCTGCCATATTACCTGTAATTTTGTTTAATGCTCCAACCACAAAGCTATAAAAAGTAAATGGTAATGCTAAGAAGCCAGATTCAAATCTAACATATCCTGGGACTCTAGAATCTTTTGGCATTTTATCATAGTATGGCAAAGTTCTAGCTATATGATCTGGTATATATGCTACACCATCCATAGTAATTGGCTTATCTTCTGGACCACCCATAATAACCCTGTTCATAACGCCAGATCTTAACGCATTTCTAAACTCAGTTACTGCCTCTACGTCAGTCCACGCTTCAGTGTTTGGCTGTATTAAGTCACCACCTTTAGATCTTTGATATGGCATTTTGCTTATACGTTTTGCCATTGCTGGAGTTATATTATACCTAGCTAAAAATTCTTTTTCAAAATCTGAAGCTTGATTTTTTGTTAATCTAATTGATGACTCAATAATTGTATGGCCGCGGACTATACTGTCTAATACTTTCATACCTACAGTTACAGGGCCAAGTCCATTTGCTACAAAAAATGCATTGTTAAGTTTGTCTGGGACTGTTTTATTAAACATATTGTTAGATAAACTTTCCATTAACCTTAAATGTGTAGTTCCTTGCTTTAACTCTAAGGCTTCACCAGCTAATTTTAATTCGTTTGCACCAACACCCCATTTAACATCATCCATTAACCCTATAACTGTACGGCCTAACACATTTAACTCATGATCCATAAATATAGATGCAGCGTCACCAAATGCTGCTACACCAGAACCACCAAGAAACGTCCAGCTTGTTGCTGTTCTAAGCATATCTGCTATTTTTGTATCCCAAGCATCAGGTCGTTTTAATGCAGCACCAACTACTCTATCATATGTATGCACATAATTTTTTATAAACTTATTTATTTTTTTAGGAGGAACATTATCTTTTTTCATATCATTGCGTAATCTATCAATTTTTTCCTCTAATGTCATGAGCTTGCCATTATCAGGATTTAAATTAGCTTTGTGATATTCTAGTTTTGGAGCAACTCTTGCGCCATAATTAATCATAAGTTCTTTAACGTCAGTAACTAAATAATTTTTTATATCTTTATTAGGTATACTTAGTCTCCTAGAGACAAGAGGACCGCTGCGACCATAACCAGTAAAAATAGCGTCAATGGCATCTTCTTCTGTTTCCTCCATAATGTTTTCAATCGTTTCTTCTGCTCTACGATACAATGAATCTGGATCAGTTGCTAGTTTTTGCATAATATAAAAACCATTAGCATCTTTACTAATTACAGTAGGATCTTTTTTATATGCCTCTATAAGAGCGTTTCTAAATCCATCTCTATCTTTGTGTATTTTTTTTCTATTAAATATTCTAGGTAAATCATATTTAGTTTTTGCAGTTTTTTTGTCATTAAATTTAATAACTTCAGCTGCATTGTCTATTTTTGCTCTTATTTCTTTAATTGCTGTATTTAAATCAACTAAACCTTTTTCCATTTTTTTTGTTAAATTTAATTTACTATGCGCTAATTGTAATTCTTCTATAGATTTAGCATTATTAATTGTGTCAAATTGTTTGTTAAAATTATCAATTTGATCTTGGTATTTTGTTATTGTATCTTGCACATCAGCTTTTAATTTAACTTGCTTAGATGTTAAGCCTCTATTGCTTTCTTGTGCAATAATTGATCTTTGTATTACTTTTTGCTTATCTATAATAGCTTGCATTGCATCTATTTCAGAAGACATCCATCTTTTATTTTGATCAATTATTTTATTAGTAACGCTTATTACCTCAAACGCTCTACCTAAATCTTTATTGTAAGATTCTTCAAATACATCACGTTTATTTATTAAACCTATTTCTTCAAGCTCTTTACCAAATGGCTCAAAATACCCTCTTACAGCTTGCATAGCTTGCGCTTCTTGTAGAGATACTTTGTCATATGGAACATCATCCATAATTAATTGGCCAATATGGCTTTGCCATTCAGACGGAGGAAAAGCACTCATACCAATTCTTTTTCTTACACCTTCGATTGGCCCTGCAAGATTTACATTAAGAACTTCTGGGTTTCCTCTAGGGCTTACTTCCCTATAACCATTATCAACTACTTCCATAGCTTTGTACCATTCGCCCTGTCTGCGACCAGCATTTATAAACACAGAATTACCAACACTTTTACCCATTTGATTTGCAACTAATGGCAATCCATTAGACCCACCAAGCAATAACATTTCTTCAGTATATTTATCTGGTATGTCTTTGTCTGTAACAGTAGCTTTTAAAGGACTTGGTATTGCTTTACCAAGCCAAGACTCATTAAACCATTTACCAGTATATGATAATGGAGTTCCATCTTTTGTTGGCCTTGAATTTACACTATTTAAAAATTGTTTATATTTTGTACTATAATTTCTAACTCTTACTTTTCCATTTCGTGGACGTTCAATATATTTTCCAAGACCATAGCCAAATGCACTTGAGATTGCTGTATCAGCCATAGTGCTAAGAGAAGCAGCAAACATAATATCATCTACTTCATCAGGGTTTACACCTATATCTGTAAATGCTGTTGTTATATTATATGCGCCACTTGTTACTGCAGCATCTAATGCAGCTATTTTTGATAGCTCTTTACCTGTATACCTTTTGCCTGTTAACAGTGCATTTGCTCTAGCAACTTGCTTTAAGCTACCTTTAAGACCACCTTTATATAAAGCATATCCTGTTGCTCTTGATAAATTTACAGCAACATATGGTGTAGCTATTGTAACTGGTAGCAATGGATCACTTACAAATGCAGTTAAAGTAGAAGCATTGTTCATAGATTCTTTATCTCTATTTTTTCTGCTAATATAATCTAATGCTGACAAAAAGTTTTCTTCGCTGCCTATTCCATACGCTCTTAAATATTGTGCGTCTTGTGAATAAAGATCGTTATTTTCAATATATGTTTCAATTCTATCATTTGAATCTGGATCGTAAGGTGTATCACTTGTGTAAAATTTTAATTGCTGTAAAGGCGCAGAAAAAAGTCTACGTGATTGTGCGTTAAATGCTTGCCCATAACTTGTTTTTGTTATGTCTCTTGGTTTACCTTGAGTCTGAGAATATACTGGTGCTAATGGAATTTCTATATCTGCCATCAGTTATTGTCCCCATAAGATAATTCTTTTCTTGCATCAAATATTTCTTTAATTTGCTCTTCTGTGTAAACCTGCAAAAGTTGTGGATATTCATCAAGAAGTTTAAGCTGTTCATAGCTTTTAAAAAATTCACGCGATGCTAAAACTTCAATAAAAGATTTTGACCTTACAGATAAATCAGGACTCATTAATGCGCTTCTATGCTGCTGATGTGTAACAAATCTATCTTTAGCTTTTCCTTCTTCATCTGACGGAATTAAAGTGTATTGCTCTCCGTTTATAGGTATTTCTTCCCATCTATCAAAATCATTTATAAAACCTGCTATATATTTAGGTTGTCCATTTGCAAAAGAAACTGTGTCAGGTTTCCAAACAATAGACGCAATTAAAGTATCATAGCCTTGCCTAACTCTTTCTTGGTTATATAAATTTGCAGATGCATCATAAGAACCTTCTTGAAATCCCATTGACTCCAAGACTGTGCCAACTAACAAACCAGCATTCATACCAAGTATATCTCTAAATCCTTGTTTGATTTGATCAAAAGTTGTCGTTTCTCCTAGCAATGGGCTGTCTGGATTGCTAGCAATTAAAGCATCTGTAAGACTCCCAACTGATTCTAAAAAGTCAGTTTTGCTTATATGTGAAGATATAGCATACTCAACTGCTCCATCTATAGTTGGTGCAATAACATTAGAATCTGCTTTTGCGCTTATGTCTTTTGTATAATCTTCTATATATTCATTAACATATTCATCTGTTATAATGTTTCCTCTAGCTTTAGCCATTTTTAAACCAGCTATTATTTGCGCTTTGTAATTTGCACTCATATTTTTATCATCAAAATAACGAATTAAGTTTTTGTATTTTTTATTATCTTTTGACAAATCAATTAATATATCTTGCTCAACATTTCCTTGATATTCATTAAGTTCAAACATTGCTGTAGAAGCAAGTATGCCTTCTTTTTTAGCTGTATAATGTGCAGCTGCTAATTTGTTGTAAGCACCTTTGCTAATTTTATTCTTTAATCTATCACCTACATATGGTGTTCCAGCAGATGTTGTTTGTGCATTTGTATATTGTGACCACAAACCTGCTGCTGTATTTATATCATCTTCATTTTGTGAGTTTACTACATTTTCAAAATAAGTTTTTACAGCTGGAAACATATTATTATTACCAAGCTCTTGAAATAACTCTTCATACATTTTTATATTACTAGAATTTATTAATAAATTTTCACCATAAACTTGATCTTGATAAAATTTAAGATCGTCTTCTGGTACTTGGCCTTGGCCTTCCATTGTAATACCAATAATGTTTAATCTTTTATTGGTTAAATTTGTATCAATTTCACGTTTTATATCATTTAGTCTTGCTTGTATGGATCTATTTACCACTGTTGGTATGTCATCAAATGCATTTCTGTAAGCTGTAAGTACATATTTACCATCATCAGATAATGCAGCCTCATCGTGTAGAGTTGGATTTTCAAGCATACCTTTAATTTTTATTAATTCATTATAAGACACACCTCTTTGCCTTGCTAACCTATTCATAGTATGACCAAATATAGTACCTAAAGAATCTAGCTTTGATTGTTGATCTTTAAATTTACCATTTAATATTGCTTTTTGAAATTTAGTATAATCATTTACAGGGTCTTGTGATGTAGCCATGTTTCTTAAATTATTTTGTATTTGTTTTTCTACTTTATCTATAACTAACGAATCTCTTGTTCTTATAAATGTAGCTTTAGTTGTTAAATATTTTACTAAATCACCTCTACCTTTAACATCCATATCTATAATAAATTGTGCTAACTCGCCTGTATTTTCAAAAAGCTCGTTTCTTTGTATTTGATGTTGGTCAAGCAATGCAGTTAAACTAACTACATCTGGATTTGGTTTATTTAATTCAAGTTGTAGATTGTTTATCTTTTCCTCATCATCTGAAGCAAAATCTATTTTCATAGATATATAATGTGTTAATAAACCTTCTTTAACTGCAGCCCTTGTATCAACAGGTACACCTTTTACTAATTCATTTATTTGCTCAACTGTTGTTACTGAACTTAATTTTGGAATTAATAATGTTGTATAATTATCTTTTGCAGTTTCTATATATTCTTCTGTTCTAACGCTAGAATTTTCTAATGCATTAGCTAATGTTTCTGGTTTAGTATCTAACAGTGCATCTATAGTTAATTGTCTTAATTCAAAATTTTGTATAGTTTCTGGTTTACTTAATAAGCTAAGAAATTCTTTTTGTTGCACGCTATCAAACTCTGCGTATTGCTGTGCTAAAGATGTGTGCGCTGATAACAATTGTAAGCTGTCTATTTGCTCCATTCTTTGTGTGTATTGTGGAAATGTAAGACCGCCAGTATTTTTTAATCTTTCGCTACGCGCTCTTTCCATATCTAAATTTTCTAATACATCAAGATGTGAAGTTGTACCGCTTGTTACAGCTTCTTTAATTGAAGCCATATGATTATAGCCAACAGTAAGATCATTTAACAAAATAGATTTTCTACTATTTTCTATTTCTTCTGCTTTCATAGAAGTATATGTTTTAGACGCATAAGCTGTACCAGACTCATTTATATAACGACTAAAGTAAGTATCTTCTCCATCTGCGTTAATCATGCTAGCAACATGACTACTAATTAATTCATTATAATGGTCTGCATTTCTTGCAAATTTTGCATAGTGTGCGCCTTGCGCAGCTAACTCTTTGTCAACAGATTCTTCAAAGCGTGCATTAATTATTTCTTGAAATGAACTTGCTGCAATCTCCCCATATTCTTCTGGTGGTTGATATACTTTTGGTTGATTTGTTTTTGGGTCTAGCGCAACAATGTCACTAGAAGACAATGACATAGCTTTTTCCGCACCAATTTTATTTGCTTCTACAGCTGCACTTTTAAAAGCACGATTGCTAAACTCATTTGCTTGTGCGGCTACTTGTTCCCACAACTCAGCTTCGCCTGTGTTTATTCTGCGCACGCCAACTGGCTTATTAAAAACTTGTGTTTGTTGTCTTATAACAGCCATGTTTTATTCCTATGTTTTAGTTTTTTGATAATCGTGTATACCTTGCGCCACAGTTCCAGCGGCCTGTAGCAAAGAAGCACGTTTAGCATTTTTACCAGCGCGACGTAGAGCCATAGCCTCTCTAGTTCTTGCGCTAGCCTCCATGTTTCTTTGTTGTGATAATCTGCTTAGATCTTCAGCGGCTATTTCTTTTTGTTTTTCTAAGAACGCTTCAACTGATCTATCTGATCCTATGTCACGACCACTGGCTGCAAACATTGCTACATTTGTTTTTGTTGCAATATCGTACTCGTATCTGCGTTGCGCTGCTTGTTGCAGTGCTAACACTTCACCCTGTTCACGTTCAGTCTCAGTGTTAAATGCATCCATTCTAGCTGCATCTTCTTTAGCTTTACCTGCCTGTATTGAGGCATATGCTGATATTCCAGCGCTAAGTAATTGAAAAAAAGCATTATGTAATCAACTCCGATATTAAGCCATTAATTTGTAATGGCATGGGATCAACTTGCTCGATAGTAACTTGTGGGTTTCTACCATATCCTAAAAGCCTAACCTCTTTGTTACCTGTAAATCCAGTAATATTATTAATAGTCCTGTTATTTACCTTAACAGATGTAGAGTCTTTCATATTAAGTACAACTGTACTTATACCCCTTACATCGCCTGTAACTGGCCCATTTGCAGCCACAGTATCTACAGGATTAGTAATTACTTTAGATGTAAACTTTTTACCTACATAGAAATGTGTATAGCCACTGTGCGCTGTCATAGTAATATTACCACCGCTTACAGTAAACTCGCCTAAGTAAACCTTATCTGTGCCATCGTAACCAATAACATCTACTGTACCGCTAGAATACAAACTACTTACATCTACTGTGCCACTACCATACGCAACGTATAAATAGTTATCTAAGCCTATGTCGTCTACAAACTCTGACAATACATAGTTATTATTTATATCTTTTGCATAATAAAATAACCTATCACCTACAGACGCAGCTGCTAAGAAGTCGCCTTGCGTTGTAACTCTTGTCCAAGCTGCACGTTTTTCCGCCCTGTTAGAACTAAACAATGCCATGTCACCATTGCCCATAACTAAAGCTGCATAAGATTCTTGGGTTTTAAATCCAGAATGCACTACTGCTATATCAACTGGGTTAACTATTGTATGACTTGCAACTGTAGATACACCTGTAGATATGTAAGCATCTTCTGCATCAGAGTATATGTATTCGCGTACTGCTCTACCACCACGCTCAACGAATATAGTAGCACCATCAATAGAGGTAGGTAATACAAACTCAGTACCAAATGGTGTTTGCTTTCTTATCTGTGCATTTGTAGGTGTAATAGCTTGGTTAAGATACGTTGGTACATATAACTCATCTGATAGCGTAAAGATCTGTAGGTCGCGATTTGACCTCATATATCTTATTTCATTTACATCACCTGTAGCCGCAACCAAGTTTATAGCGTCAGTATCAGCACCTTCGCCAACATCGTAGTTAAAGAACTCACCGAGTTGACTCATAAATATTGTATCGGGTTCAGCTATTGTGCCAGCAAAACATAATCTATTTTCATGGAATGTAACGGCTGCTGGATAACCACGTAATGCAGAAAAAGATTGCTCGTCCCATACTGTAGTCGTTGCGTTAGAGCTTATCTTAACAAAACCACCACCATCTTCAGAAGCATTTGCGTTAGTGCTAGAAACAATACTGTATGTATTTTCGTCTATAATTGATAATATTGATTTAGTTCCATTGATATTACTTGCATTAATACCACCAACAGCTACAGCATCTGCAACTACAATAGTAGCACCACCTGTTAACCCATGACCTATATGCGTAACCTCAATAACATTTGACCCATCTCTAGTGCGCAATGGGTTAGAGACTGTAAGCCTAGTAGATAATTCTCTTATTACAGTACCAGTAGCAATCGTTGATGATGTTACTGAATCTATTCTTATTTCATTACCACCATATCTTAATACAACATTGTTATGTTTTCCTGTTGTATCAAAGTAAGCGGAGCTAGCGGTTAATGTTCTACCGCTACCTTCAGTATATGAACTTACTGTTAATGTTTGGTTAGTGCTATGAAACACACTGTATGGTTGATATGTATCTTTACCATCATAACTTTCATCAAAGCTAAATACACTAACCTCAAATGTTGTAAGGCTTGTTCTTGTAAGCATACGTGGTGCAAACAATGGGTGACATATAAACATAACGTCACCATATTGCGCAGTATTGTATTGATGTATGTAGTCTTTATCAAACGGCAGCACATTGCTTTGTGTGTCTTGTGTAATCGTAGCCACTAAACTTAAATTATTATTAGCAGTAATTCTCCAGCACAGTATGTATGCTTCACCAATACTAATTATATACTCTTCGTTATCGTCAAATATAAATGGAGCTAAGTACAACTCCTTATTGGTTTGTGTATTTTTGTAATGAAACTTAGCACCATGTCGTTTCTTTACAGCACCTTCTGGCAATACAATCATATTCTCTAAGCTTTGTGCAGACGCAGCATAGATAGGACTATCAGTCCTCATTACAGTATTGTCACTTATTTCTCCGTACTGAAAGCTATTCTGTGGGATTCTTACCTTCTGCATTAGCTACGCCTTTGTGCTATAAACCTTGATGTCATTAACTTGCGTGTTGTTTGTTGTTGCGAGTCAAGTCGTCTAGCTTTTATCATCTGTCTTTCAGCTTGTTGATCCATCATACTACCTAAAGAAGCATCCCTAGCTATAGATATTGACAGCATTGCAGCCACTTGAAACTCTACAGCAAGTGTAAAATATGAAGGCCATGTGGCCTCAGTAGCGCGGTATATGTAATCTGCTACAACAACTTCATTAGTTGACGTAT